GCCATTCACATCCACGGCATCGTCATAGGCACGGAACGTCAGAGATTCATTCAGGTTAGCTCCCGCTGTTGCACCGGCAGTCCATGCTACGGTTTGTTTTGGTGACAGGACCGTACCATCTGCAAGCACAACACCATTTTTGACACTGATAATGCCTTCATGGTCTGCAGCCGGGTAATCGGACAGAACCAGCTGTACCTTCTTGCCCTCGGTATCACGCAAACGCTTGATGTAAGCTGTGTAAACTGACTTGAGTGTGGCATCATCTGAAATCAGACCGACCGTGTTAAAATCCAGTACTTCCAGCTTGGTCAGAAAATCAGCATGCTCTTGGTTAGATGCTGTGCCATCCAACCCACCTGTTAGTGGAAGTGATGCTGTAGCTGTGAGTGCACCTTCACCAGTAAATGTGACGTATGCGTTGGATTCCAGAGCTTCGATGGTGGACGAAGTTTGTTTGTCGACTTCTTTACCCGCAAGCAAAGTCGAGACATCCAATTGTTCTGGTTCATTGATATTCTCGGAGATTACAACACCCAGATCATTACCACGTACGCCGCCGTGTTGGGCTGTCACCGTCAGTTTATCCAGTGTTGCCTTGGCTTTTGTACCCGCATTGAGACGATAAAGAATTACAGTTTGCGCCCGTTTCAATGCCTCACGAATGAGCAGCAGTTGAGGTGCTGTCCAGTCATAGCCCAATTTGGCTTGCACATCTTCTCCTGCTTGTACGGTCAGAATTGTGCCAGCTTGTCCCCATGACAATGGAAGGGCCAAAGCCACCGTTCCTCGCTCTCCTACCGTACCCGGCAATGAGCCCTCTGATGCAAAATTCATATATACGCCGGGGCGTACCTTGTTTTGTGTCGTCCATGTTCCTCCAGCCATTATTGTGCCTCCCCATTCATAAATTGTTGGATGTGTTGCTGTGCTTCTTGTAAGGTGTATGTTTCTTGTTCCAGCAAAACTGCTGCCAAAATATCTTTCTCGATCCAGCTAAGTTGCCGGGATTCGGCGAACTGTGCTTTGCTGTATTTTTGGTTGTTTTTCTGTTTAGTTTCCGGGTTTTTAGAGTCCGGTTTTTTTTTCGTAAACATTGCCAATGCGCCTCCTATTCCTTTCATACTGATCCCCTCATTTGATTGATTAAGTTCAACTAAAGAATATTTACATTTGCCACTCCGATGACAGAACAACCTTCCGATCGCTGTTATCCCCAGATTTTTTTGATTCCCTTTTTCAAAGGGGAAAATCCGGGGATAAAGGCGCACGCTCCGCTTCTTCAGGTTATTGCTGTCCTCTCCGTTCTCGTGTAAATGTTTAGTTCAATTTATATAGTTATTCTTTCGCGGCTTTACGGTGGGTCGCTGCTCCAGTTGTTGCATGGCAGGGGCGGACTCCGACACTTTGATGGTTCGCATGGTGTAGTACACCAGCATTCGAGGTGTAGTACCCTCGGTCTCCCAACGCAGCTCTGTTGCGCGATAGGGTGTGCCCTCCACGTTGATGGTTTCCAATGCTTCGAACAGTTCATCCGGCAGGGTCTCAGGGATGTTGTCTATTTCGAGCCAGCGGATTTCAAAGGTGTGAGATTGCACGAAGCGATCGCTGCGTTCCCTGGTGAGTTGGGCGGAAAGCAGGCGGTAGGTGATGCCTTTGGTATCTGGATTGGAGATGGTGCTGTCAGTTGCCGGATGGATCGGGATGTTGGGGAAATAATGAGTTAGCTTGTTTGCGATGGCCATAGTTAGTTGGTTTGTGGTCATGGTTCACCTCCTTTTGAAAAGAGAGACAAGATTAAAAAAGTTGAATTTTTTCTTTCTCTGAACACCTTTGAATCGTTCTAGTACATCCCTACTTGCTTTAGTATTAAACTTGAAGCAAACATTTTCGTCTAACCCAATTTTATAATTTAGACAATCATTACATACTTTTTAAAGTCCCATTTACTTTGACCCACATCCAGTCAATTTGTCTCAAAGCCCCATTGATTCTGACAGATCCTATTTCCGCTGTCCGAATAGACCCATTGATCCTAAGACCCAATTCAGGGAATGCGAGCCCCTTCCTTACATACCAGTATCCATTTTTTATTCCGTTAGTTGGATAAGTCTCATCCAAAACAATATCACTCTGAACTAATGCCCCCCTCGATTGTGAACTTTTTCGGTACATTGTTGTAGTTCTATAACGAGTACTACCATCCTTGCCACCTTCTAATACCGAATTGAAAAATTTCACATAATCGCCAAGAGGATGAACATAATATTTAGCCCAGACTTCTACGGGTGGACGTTCCCCAAGATTTCCTTCTCCAATGTATCTTAACAATGTAGAATCCCATCGGAAATTATTCCAGACCAGGGTTTGACCTGTCACCCACTCACTAGCCTCTGTCCAGCTGGGGTCTGGATAATAACTGACCAACACATTATATTTATCGTAGTAATAATTAGTCATGTCACACCTACTTGTACTTGATCCAGATGTCACCATCTTGCATCGCAGTTACATCTGGATTAGCTGTTGAAAGGATCATATTGTGGATTTGCCTTATGGTATAAGACGTATTGCTCTGAGCTGTAACAATTCCAGTGAAATTCCCACCTGACTTTGACATAGAAGCATCCTTCGCATTTTGCAAAGCATCCCTTACCGCTTTCTCCGTCGCCGCCACCGTCTCGGACGTGCCGTCCGTCTTACTGGACAACTGCACCTTCCCTTTCTGCGTCAATGACGCATCAGGAATATCCATCTGACTCACCGCTTCACGAAGCGTATCCAAATCCGCCTGTGACGCCACCCCTGCATCAATCTTTTCAAAAATTTCGTTAATACTCTCCCGGGTCACGTTCTCGTTCCCCAAGGGAAGAGGTAATTTCAGTCGATCGGTTTCTTTTGGCATTACGCCCACACCTCCAGTTCATTCCACGTCAAGGACGCGACGTCCAGTTCATCCCATGTTTTCTGCCTCTTGTCCAGATCGTCCCAGACCAGATAACGATACTCATATTCCACGGCCATATGGGCCGGTTTCAGTTCTTCAATCGCCCGTTTGAGATCATCGATATTGGGCGGGGTGCCCATCGTATCCACAAAGCTCACCGTAAAACTCCACACTTCCGGCTGAAATGTTACATCCACTTTTCCCCCGGCATATGCCTCAGCCACATTCACAACTTGTCTCCCCGAAAACTTTCCGGCACCACGCAGCTTCGACTCCACCACCGCACGCCGTTGCTCCACAGGTTTGAGACGGTCCGTCTCAATACCTAGCTCCTGCTCCCAAAAGTCCAGCCCCCACGTCGCTGTTCGGACAAAAAACTGCTCCAGCGTCTCATCCAGCGCCTGGTACAGCAGATCCATTTCGCTGCCTTTGGTCTGCATATCGGCCTGCATTACACGAGAAGTCTCATAATACCTGGGCAAATACGAGAACAACTCCCGCCCTTTCTCACTCGTCAGTCCAACATCTACAGTAGAAGGAGCACTCATGCCCTGTCCCCTCCCTTCCTTGCATATCATCATGGAGCGTCTCGCTCACCAGATCCAACCCAGATTGGCATATTTCTCCCAATCTTCCTTGCTCTCCGCACTCCCTAATTACTTCCTCATCCACCATCTGCCCAACACTACTCATGCACATCCACCGCCCCCAGCACGGCCACCTGACTAGCGGTCATCTCGATATTCTGGTCACTCACACCGTTCACGGTCAGTTCCGAATAGTCGATAATCGGCGGAATATCCAACAGAATCGCGGCAATGCGAGTGTAACGAACGAGTGGATCGGCAAAAGCCAACTGTTTCAAATACGCGGTCACCCCGCGTTCGATCAATGCTCGTACATCGGCGAGTGTCGCATCACTTGCCAGCGTCAGTTTCACCTGAATGTTCATCGGCACTTCCTCGGCTGGCATCACGGACACCACTGGCCCCGCCGGTGCAACGCCTTCACCTTGTCCATCCTGCGTTGGGTCAACGTACTTCTGCACGGCGGCTACCAAATCGGTACCCGCAGCACGTTTGTCCGTGTCCAGCAGATACAATCCCACCGTGCCAGGGCCTTGCCATAACGGAATAACCCGCGTTGCACCAACACCCGGCACTTCACTGGCCCATTGCACATATTGTGCTTTGTTGCCGCTTGTCCCTTGATTGCGGACTTTGGCATAAAAACGTTCCAGCAGTGCCGCATCTGCCTCAATATCTGCACCGCCTTTTATCACCTCAACGTTCGTGACAGAGGTCACGCCACTTACAGGTGTAGACAGCACAGTTACCGTGCCCGCAGGCACATTACTCTCTTTTCCGGCAACAAGCGCTCGCACGCCTACCACCCCGGAACCATCTGCATCCAGTTCCAAACGTCCCACTGTCTCATATTCGAGCGAAGCTTCAGCAGATACTTCATCCGCGAGCGTAGCCACGACCGTTCCCGCAGGCACCACTTTCCCCGGCGTACCCATGAACCTCACCGTACCTTGTGCCGCCACAGCAGCCCGCCGCGTAATGCCGTGCTCTCCTGCCCGCAGATCCAGCTCTTCCGAACGAAAATTCGGATCACTGCTCGCAGCCGTACTCGCAAAGCCCCGCCGCAATAATTCCTGCGCCCACAAAGCCGCCTCAGACAGCATAAACGCAACCGGAGCCTCAGCATCCCACAAGAACGAACCCTCCGACTTATCCAGATCCGCGGGCAGACGATCCAGCATGCGCTGCATAATCTGTTCCTCCGTCTGGTCCTCCAAATAACGCGGAATCTCAGCCATCCCGTCAGATCACCTCACTTTCCAGAATAAACATGTCTTCCTGCACACTCGCCACCCGGCACGAGAACATGCACTGCTCCCGATTCCAATCAAACGTAAACTGGTCTACCGAATCCGTCCGTGGATCAGCCAGCAGTGTCTCCGTCACCATCCGAGTAATCTCACTTTCCATCACACCACGACTGTCGCCCTGACCCACCAGATCCTCCAGCTCCGAACCATAGTTTCGGGAATAGATCACATGTCTGTATCTTGGCGTTTTCACAGCCTTGATGCACCACTGCACCCAGGCTTCATGTGTACCCGCCGCAGCTACTTTGCCACTTGGAGTCAGCACAAAATCCCCTGCATCGTAATCGAATCGCCAGCTCCGTCCAAAGCGTACCTCTTCTGAAACCGCCCCCGACAGATCCTCCTCATCTCCCCATACCACTCCCGTTTCCGGAAACAAACTAGGCATGCGCACTCACCACCTTACACAGCACCACAATGTCATTACCGCCATTCACCCGCATCTGGGAGCAAGTCAGGTTCTCGTACGGATTTGAAAAAGTTTAGCAAGACCTACACTGTCAAATCTGGCGACTCCCTGTCCAAAATAGCAAAGCTTGAGCTGGGCAGTAGTTCCAA